GAGTATAAAATGTGAACCCTTTCGGCATTCAATACTAATTATATCTTAAACCATTTGCATAGGTAGAGGAGAACCGATTAACCCATAGTCGGGTTTCCTCCCAATTCTTTACATGATACGTTTTACCGAGCCTCTCCTTTACTGCTCTTGCTAAAGGATAATCATTCTGTCCTTCTTCCATCATATCGCCAAAGAAATGTATTTCATCAAAAGGACTAAAAAATTTTACAATTTGACTTTTATCATCATTTGATATATCTAATCCAGTTTGTCCACCTACCAGAACATTAAGGTCTGGAAACTGATTTTTTATTCTATCTGCAATATCAATTCTTTCATCGTGTATTTCATCCCATTCTTGGTATATTTCTCTCTCTTCAAATAATGCGTTTCTACCTAAGATGCTAAAGTTTACACCACCTGCTCTCTCTTCAATATGATTTCCTGTTTTTAAAGGAAACTGGCTATAATCCAACTCATCTTGTAAAAATCTTTTTACATCATCAGGTAATTTCCAATCAGATTTGTAAACATTAAAATTTTTTTCATATATGTCTGCACCAGAACAATTAAAAACTCTTTTCGCACGATTATATACATCAAGTCCTACTTGCTCAACTGTTTTATCTCTATCACTTCCAGTTACTAAGTAGGTATCAAATTTACAGCAAAAAATTATAAACTCAGACATAAAACTTATGTCCATTTGTTTTCTACTTTCTGTTAAAGTTCCGTCTACGTCAAAAATAAATTTCTTCATATAAAAAAGGAGGGAGGTTGGATTCCTGTATACCAACAAATAACGGGCATTACTACAGTAAGTAAATACGTCATTGCCTGAGACCCGATTGGTTGATCGGTTCTACCCTGCGGTAGCAGCACCACCTGTGTCTCATCACCTTAACCAGCGGTTGCCAGTAAGTTTATTCAGTCACTCCCATGTTGCGTCCAACATTATTAATATAACACACTACTATTTAGTTGTCAAGCGTTTCTCTTAACTTACGAATTGAACCCTTTAAATTATCAAACATCTGTTCTACAGTTGCACCTCTAGGCATACCCATCTGTCTCAATGACTCTCTCATATTCTCTGCAACCAACATCGCATCTTCATCCTTCGACAACTTACATCTAAAGTACATGAGTTTCTGTTTCTCTAGTAACTCTTCAATCAAATCAAGTTGTTCCAACTCATCCTCTTCGTATCCTGTAACAGAAGAAAAAGCGGTGTCGATAATACTATTTGTGATTAAGTCTTGAAGTTCTTTGATGTCCTCAAGACTGGCTTGAACCATCTCTGAATCAAAAAACTCACTACTAGAATCAAACTTCATTTGACAACAATCTCCTTGAGTGTTTGTTTGTACTTTTTAAGGTTAATATTATTTAACAAAAACGGCTTGTATTTGTCAAGTTTCATACTGACGGTTTTCCATACAAAGTCATCTAATTTGGCATCAAAGTCTTTTTTGTATCCAAGCATACCATCTAGTATTACTAATGTCTCGGTTGTAATATTTTTCTTTAAATGTTCCTTGATGATAATTGGATGTTTGCCATTCTTACATTCAAACAAAGAATTGAAATCTTTGTCACTACAAATCTGCATCATCTCTTGTTTAAAAAGATAATTTAAACTCTGTATCTTCTTTTTCCAGTCGTTATACTTATCTTCACCTGTCTCTATGATCTCTCCGATCCACATTCTTTGAGGATCATCACACTGAGAGAAAATAGCAGTGAAGTAATCTACAATGTCTTCGGCTTTCTTCTGACGAGACATCTTTTCAAAAAAATATTTATCCTTTCTCTTATTAAATGATGAGGTGGTTGCATTTGTCTTACCACCATACTTAATATAGTCAAAGTTATCCTTCGTAAAATGATTCTTGAATGCTAGATAAGTCCTGTAGCAATCAAAACCAGTCATAAGGGTAGTTTTGCTCTTGAGGTACGTTTTAGATAGTTGAGTTCTGTCGCTTCCCATTTCAACTTCTCCTTAAGTGGTTTTGAAATGAGTTTCGGTACGGATTCAACGTCAATGGCATTTTGTTCACAATAATGTACGATAGCATCAATATAACCTAGATTGTCATTCTTGACAATAGCCTCTATGTCCTGTGCAAACTGTGCTGAACAGAGAAACTTTTCTTTAAGCGCTTTGTTGATGTCACCCATTAACCACCATTCGGTTTTCGATAAAGTTTTTGACATATTTCACAAGTAATTTAATGTATTCACCTTTGTTTCTCTTATCATAGACATGAACCTCACCTGATGGTGTGACCATAATTGTGATAAGTTTTTGGATAGGAATTCCAGTCAGTTCATAATACATACAGGCATATGCAACCTCTTGAACAAAGTATTGTTCAATCCATTCTTCTGGTTTAATCTTCTTCGAGGTCTTAAAATCAATAACAGCGAGTCCACCATCGTATTCAGCGATGCAATCAACTCTTCCTGCCAGACCAAGGTATTCAGAATAAAGTGTGCGTTCTATTGCGTGTATCTTTCCAATCTTATCAAGACTAGACTTCGCACTGTGAAACATGAACTGAGTTAGTGGTTGGTAATCATCCCAAACTAACTCCTTATTTTCAAGATAGGCTTGTGCAGCCTCATGAAAGTCTGTACCACGGCGAGTTGCCTCTTTTGTGACACGATCTGCTTCTTCATTCCCGACTTTTTCTCTCCATTTACGAAACACCTCTCGATTATAGAAACTTGTCACAGAGGTGATAGAAGGAACCCAATCTTCATTAGGTAACTTATATAGGCGAAGTCCGTCAGTCTGTTTTGCCTCAAGTTCTAGTTCACCTAAGTGATTTTCAATTACGAACATTACATACCCATAGCCATTTTTTTAATAAGATAATCTCTTACAAGTCCAGAACGAACAATGTCATTGACATCAAATTCAATCATTGCAAATAGTTCAGGCATCTGTTCGATGATTTTCATGAAATCAAGAATGCCATTCTTCTCGTTAGTTTTTTGTAAGTCTGTTTGACTTGCATCACCACAGTACTTGATTTTAGCATCCTCTCCTACTCTTGTTATTATACTATCTAATTCATGAAAATTCAAGTTTTGTGACTCGTCCACTAACACAATCGCTTGGTCAATCGTTGTTCCACGAATGAATGATGTGCTCCAGAACTTGATAGTGTCCTGTTGTTTTAGATTACCATATAACATTTCAAAGTCTGCATCAGTAGGCATTTGAAACATATACTTCACCATGTTCTTGTATGGTATTTGATACAAGAAAGACTTGTCCTCATGATCGCCAGGCAAAAATCCAATCTCTCTAGTTGATACAAGAGACCTTACAATATAAAGTTGATTGTAAGGAGTGAGTGGGTCAAGAATATCTTTCAATGCAAGATATAATGCAACGAAAGTTTTACCTGTTCCAGCAGCACCATAAGCAAAGATATTTTTTCCCTCTTTGTAATTTTCAAAGAGTGTCTTTTGATTATCTGTAATAGGCTCAATCTTGTTTAGAAGATCGGCATTGATAGGTCTTTTTCTCTTCATCTGTTTCGCAGTCATTCCCACTCCGATGGGAGAATCTTTTTTTCTTGCCATTACTTATTAATCTTTTTAACTCTTGAGCCAGGAGATTTAGATGCCTTGTATAGAACATCATTCCAACTAGGATTTTTTGTGATTAGTTTGTCTCTCCATTCACCAACCTCTCCGAGGCCAGCAACTCCAGCATTCCAATCTTTGTCCCAGTCTGGATTATCATCTCTCCAGTTAGAATACTCAACCATAGTCATTGATAATTCTTTTTTCTCGCCAGTTTCTTTGTGAATAACAGGGTATGTTGGCATAAGTTTTAACGTTTTGTAATATTATTTAGATTAACTCTTGGAAAAGGCCTTTTCGGCATATGACCTGAGATAATCTTGGAAACCTTGTTCGATTCCACCTACGTTGTCATGTTCATCGCACCATATGGTGGCGAACTCATAGACAGCTCTTGTGTGTTCTTCTAAGTGGTGTGTAAGGCATCGAAAACAAGCTGCTCTTAGTAACAACTTCTCTTCTGAGTAACGGGGATCATCACTGTTACCCGTCATCATCCTCAAAAACTTCATCATAATCTGTAATCTGATTGACTATTTCATCATAGTCTAGTTTTAATGTATATGACTCCTCATCAGAGTATATTTCACATTCTAACGCATTCACAACATTTTTCAAGTCTTTGATCATAACCTTTAACTTTTCTCTATCCATTAGAGTGGCCTCCCATGTTTATCGACTAGTCCTAATTTTTTAACTTGAGATATGTTTGATTTTTCTTTCTTTTTGATCTTCTTATATTGTTTCATGATTTTGTCAACTTCGTCTTTGAAGACTTTGACTTTGAGTTTCTTTGCTTCTTCTGAAGTGACAAAACCCATTCCCTGATCACTTTCTTTTCTCTGTTTCTCTTCCAAAAATTCGTTGATTCCAAGTTGAATTTCTCCCTCAATGATGTCATTAATTTGATTACGGAGTTGTTCCTCTTTCATGAGTTTCTCCTCACTCTTTTTTTAGGTTTACTTGCCACTGGTAAACCCCATGTCTTTGGACTTGCAATTCCAGGCCCATATTCAATACTCACGATAGAACCCGCTCCAAATTTATCGTAGTACATATCAAATATGTTTACCTTAGCATGACATCTTACAAGGTCATTACGAACTGCATCATCAACTTTATATGTCACGATGTAGGCATCAGAAGGTAGAGACTTATCTTTGAGTTCCTCACTGTTGCAGTTCTCTTTGATAAGACTCGTTGAGTATTTACTACTCAAATCTTCTTTTTCTTTTGGTGTCCAGTAAGCTTCCGCCATCACCTCATCTCTAGTTTTTGTTTTCGTCATACTAACTTCGATTACACCATTGTATATCGGGGAATGCCTCTTCAACTATGGCACGAGTCAACTTATATTTCTTCTTTAGATTTTTGTCTTTCACCAAACAAATAATTTCTGCTTCATCTGGATGAAGACCCTCTAGAAGTTGCATAAAGAGTTGTTCTCTTTTCATAGGTCGAAGTGTATCATTCCCACCTTTAACAAAATTATACAACTTTTTCCATTCATATGCAAGGTGTAGATGTTCGGTTCCAGCAGGAGCCTCGTTTTTATTGAACGGAACATCGCCATCTGGAAGCATCGACTTCACAGATTCATCAAAGTTCCAAATCAAAACAGATTTAAGATGTAAAGATTCATTCTCTTTAAGAACTTGAATCTTCTTTGCTTTAGTTTTTTGTTTTGATACTAATCCCAATACCTCACTCAAAAGAGGGTTTCTTGGTAATCTATTTTCTCCCAACGTGGGATGTGTTGTAGTCATAATTCGTCGTCAATTTCACTATCAAAGTTTAAGTTTTCAAATCGAAAGGCAATGATTTCATCTGGAATAACATTACCTTTGAGGTCATACATCTCAGGATGCATCTCAGAAATGTCAGTTTTTTGTTGATGTTGTTTGTATAACCATCCTATTATACCACCAACAAAGAGAAAAAGCACTGATATTAGAGTGCCGAGAGTTAGAGCGAGTGTTAACACATTACCTCTTGTACTTGATTTATTTAGTTTTAGTTTTACGTCTCCCTCTTCTTCTTTCCTTTTCATATTTCTTAGCGTCTTCCAATATTAGATTAAAGTAATCTCTAATCTTTCTTGCCTTTGGTTTTCCAAGATGGCCGTATGCTTCTCTTAGAATTTGATGTTCACCATCTTTCCCACCCTTGATGTACTCACTCAAATCAGAAATCAAATCAGTTAATTCTTTTGCAGTTGAACTTCCAATAAATTCTTTTGCTCCAACTCCTGTTGTTTTACAGGACTTCATAAAATCATAGAACTTAAGATGGAACTTTTGTTCTTCAAATGCAACATCAATTGCTTTATCTACGATTGTGTAAATGTCTTCCATTAAACTAAGTTTTTTTCTTCTAGGTATTTGAATGTATCTAAACACCCACCAATTAATTTGTCATCCGCCAATATTCTTGGGAATGATGACCCATAACCAAATTCAGAAATGAATTGTTCCTTAGTAAAGTCAATACCAAGTTTATAAACTCGATACTCAACTTTCGCCAATTCTAAAAGTCTTTTTGCTTTTTCGCAATAAGAACATCCCTCTTTTGAATACAAGGTAAATTTCATTAGTCCTCCTCGATCATATTATTACGAATCTCAAAGTTGTCAAGTCCCTTCACTTCAGAGGGTTCTTGTGAATAATGTAATCCATCGTTTCCGTTTTGTGCGATGACATTCATTCTGTGTGTTGTTGCTTCCTCATCCCAAAGTTCATGAATCCTTTCTACGTCAGCATCAACACTCTTCATAGTGTTCTCGATT